TTTTTTGGTTGAAAGAGTTCTTTCAGTCATGTCAACACCACCGAAAGGTGCACCGTAAGTGTCTCCTCTCTCAGCTAGGTTACCGTGAGGTGAACTACCTGATGCAGTTTGTGCTGATGCAAACTCGGCATATCCACTATCTGGTAAGATAGGAATAATCATGTTTGCAGAAGTCATAGCGATTTCTCTAAAAAGAGGTGCTAAGACTAATTCATTTTGAATATCTCTTTCGATATTTGTTGATACGATTTGTTCAAAATCTGCTGATGAAACACCAACGCCTGAATGTGCGTTAACTTTTTCCATCAATGATTTTGACATATCACTGTTCCAGCCTTTACCTGTGGCTAGACCTGCGAACTTAGCATCTATAATATCTTCTTCGAAGGCTTTTTTCCAGTCGCCTGAGCCTTGTCTATCAGCAAAATGTCTTTTAGAATCACGCATATTCATGATTTCTTCTGACTTTTCGCTTAATTGAGATTCGAGTTCTTTAACTACTTTTTCAAGATCTTCTTGTTTTTCGTTAACTCTTTTCTCAACATCTGACATAAGCTTTTCAGCTCCTGATAATCCAGCTTCGATAATTGTTTTTGTTTCTACCTGTTTTGCTTCTTGAACAGCCTGTTCATTAGCTTCTACTTCAGCTTGCTTTTCAGCCGCCTCAGCTTGTGCTTTTTCTTGTGCTGCTTTCGCTTCGGCTTGCTTCATAGCAATTGAAGTTGCAGTTTTTTCCGCTACTTCTCTTGCAAATGCTTCCAAGTCGATTGAAGTTTCAGGAGATTTCTTTTCTTCTGACATATCAGTCTCCATTTTTGAGGATCTCTCCTCGCTTGGCTGCTCAATTTTAACAGCGTCTGCTGCTGCGGTTGAGTTAGCCTTTAAAAATTGCTTTTTGAACTCATTATATTCGTCTATACTATCAAATGATTTTGACAATCCAAAGGTTGCACCCTGATTGCAAGGTATTGATACTACAGATACTTCAAATAATTCTGCGTCCTTAATCTTATATCCATCGGTTTCTGTCATATAATCAGCATCCTTGACTTTGAAACCAACGGAAAAGGCTCCAAGGACACCATCCTTAACTAAATCTTTTATATCACCAGCAGCTTTTGATATTCTACCAGTAATTTCTAAACCTTTGTCAGTAACTTCTAAACTAGTAGCTCTGCCTATTGGTCTATTATAGTCATGGTTAAATAGTAGGATAGGATTCTGTTTAAAGTTCTCTAATCCGCCTTTCGTCCATGCTTGTGCTTCAATTATATCACCGGCTCTATCTAGTGCATTTGTACTTGCAGAACCTTTAATATCAATACCGCCATCATCGTTCTCTCCTAATGATTTAAAAGTATTAGTCCAGTGAAAGATTTTTGTTTTATTTGACATCCTTTTTCTCCACTTTTACAGTCTTTTTAGGAGCTACCTTCTTAGGTGCTTCTTTTTTAACTGGTGCTGGTACAGGATATCTTTTAGTAACTACTGATAATACTCTATTCCATGAACCGAGCTGTCTTCTAAGAAGATAGTCTTTTACTGGAACATCATTACCAAAGTTTTTGTATTCAGCTAATGTCATTGTTTCAACGCCTTTGCTGGCTATGAAATCTGACAAAGCCTTTATCATCTTGTCTTTTGTCATAATTATTCTTCCTCGCTTGGCGGGCTTTCTTGTGGTCTGCCGCCTTCTTCTGGGTTGACTGCTGAACCTGCGATATTTGCAGGAACTCTTGGTGTATCAAACCCTTCAACTCTTTCAAGTCTTATCGCCTCCCTTGCTTCATTCGGTGTCATAATACCTGTGTTGACAAGTGTGGCGTAATAACCAGCTTGGTCTCTTAGTTCAGGCTGAAGTGCAGGTATATCACTTACATCTTCATCAAGTTTGAAACCGAAATATCTCTCGAAAGCACACGCTATTTTGTTAGTAATAGGTAGTATGGTTTCTAAATAATATAGTCTATGGTTAGGTCTAATATTTGCATTATTGCCACTATCCAGTAGAATTGGTGGAACACCTAGTGCTTCTAAAATTGTCTTCTCATTAGAAGCAATTGCTTCTTGGAAATCCAAGTTTTTAAAGTTTACTTCACTTAGGTTTTCTACCTCTAAACCACCGTCTAAGAACAATGGTCTACGTCCGCCAGACTGAGGATTGTATCTAGCAACCCAAGCCTGTAACATTCTCTCTTTGATTTTCTCAGAAAGAGTATTTGGCGACTTTAGTACCAATCCTGGTACTGCTCCATTTTTAAAAAAGTTATCCTGAAACCTTCTCATACTTCCAAGTAACTGCATAGTTCTGAAAGCTGGTTTAAGTCTCGGTACTCCTCTATAAATAGAGTTAAAACTGTTTTCTTTTATATGAATAATCTCTTTTGGACTATAATCTATAGAATGGTCATAAGTAAACTTTTCAATATAAGTGTTCTCATCACTATGTATAGTCATGTGATCTGCTGGAAGATGATACAGATGTGCACCATCAAAATAAATAAATATATTCCCATCAATTAGTAAGTCTATTAAAAGATTTCTTTTAAAAGTACTTACATCCTGAAAAGGATTTGGTTCTTTATTTAGTAATAAATCTACTCTTGTTCTTCGTAGATTTTTCATTATAGGGTTAGTACCCTGTATTTGTGTACCTACATCAAATGGTATTTCCGCAGCGTCATCCACTATCATGTTGACTGCTCGGTTTACTACCTCTAATGATTCGTACGCATTTTTATAATTAGTGACATTTTCACGACTATCAATAGTCATCCCTTCATCACGGGATATGACATATTGAGCAGGATTTTCTTTTTCCGCTCTATCGATGCCTAAAAATCTGTCATACCATGCCATATTTGTCTCTCTGTACGTTAACCCAATGTTGTTGTTTCTTTGCTGTTATCAACTTTGGTCGTTTTCCATATATTCCATGTAATCTTAGGTGATGTGTATGGCATAAAGTAACAGCTTGTTCGTAGACTTCATTATTTTTTTCTTCAATAAATCTTTCTCGAAGTCCTAATATTTCTTCTTCAGTTTCTATGGAGATTTTGTTTTCTTTCATCCATGTTTCAAGTAATTCAGTCAGCCCGTAAAAATGATGAAAGTCTAGATTCTCTGTGCTTCCACAAATGTAACAATGCGTGTCTTTTTTATATTTAGACTTAGCTTTGTCACGAACATATTTAACTAAATCTCGTTTTAAATCCATAAACCTACTTCTATAAAAGAATTATATAACATATTTAAGTTGTTGTCAAGAACTATTTTTGACAGGGGTAATTAAAATGTAGTGGCGCTTGTTTCAAACGAATAAAGCGCATACCGAATCGCATCTGCCATGTGAGAAGCATAATTGTGTTTAGGTTTTTCTTTTAATAAATTAGGATTAGGATCCCATTGATATTGGTCTAAACATATTAGAGACTCATGACATGCTTGATGCACGATTAATTTATCATTATCTACTATACCTGCTACCTGTCCTATACCATCTAGTACAGATTTCTTTGCATTGATAGTACTAATATCATAGTTTTGTGCAAAATCGAATCTTGTTTGTTGAGCAGCAGAGTCAATATAAATATAATCTATCTTCCACTTATCAATAAGTTTGCGAATCTCCGTTGCATGTTGTTCTGTAGTTCTTTCAGAGTTAAGATACTCGTCTAGTAGATAATAAACTTCCTTATCCCAGTCATATGCTATAACGCAAAAAGCTGTTGGGTCTTTATAACCTACGTCCATCCCTGCGAATACATCCATTCTTCCTGTTTCTACTTCAGATAAGTCTGCTACACAAGTTTCGTGATTAAATGCCCATACTTGACCTTCAAATACATTAAAGTCAGCCATATATTCTTGGTTAAACTCTGCTTCAGACATAGTTTTCTTCGCTTCAGCTATATCACTGTCCGATAATCTTGGATTTTCGTGATAAGTAGCTTGAATAGATGCCCATTCAGGGTATTCATCTGAGAATCCTCTCTGCCAAAACTCTGAAAACCAGTTATTTCTACCCCTTGGAGTAGATATAAAGAGTGCTTTTGAGTTTTGTTTATCTAGTGTGGGACGAAGTGCAACATTGAAGGCATCTTTTCCATCAACTAGTGCTGCTTCATCGAATATAATAAGATCATAACTTCTACCAACTACTGAATCTACCTGATTTACAGAACCCATTCTTATAGTTGAGTTATTAGATAGTTCAATAACTTTATCTTTTGCATTATCTCTAAGGACTTCTAAGTCAAAATGTTTAATTAGTTGTCTTTGTAGTTCAAAAGAAATCTGAGAAAGTGAGTAATTAGGGGACATCAGTAGTACATTTGTACCAGGTACTAAAGTAACTAACTGACCTATGATATTTGCGATATATGTTTTGCCTTGTCTACGAGAAACCGCAGAACAAACAAAACGATATTTAGGATTATTGATTGCATTTATAATTGCATGTTGTGATGAATTAGGAGTAATACCCAATAAGTCCATATACTCAGCAATAGGTAGTTTTATAAATCTGTTTTCGTCAAAGTGCATGAGTTGGTCACTCAATACATCTTTTCTACTAATTGTTATCAATGTATAGTCTCTTTCTCAAATATGTAATCTAATTCTTCTTCATCAAGAACACCTGCACTACGAAGTTTGTCATGTAAGTAAATGTAAGCGGCGGATAGTTGTTTAAATCTTTCCTCTGCTACCGATAACTTTCTACCTTTCTCTATTTCTAGAGCTTGAGTAAGAAACTTACCAGCATATGCTAAACCTTCATCTAGCCATAGCTTTCTTCCATCTACTTGTTGCATTATTATCTCCTGCGTTTAAGTCCAAGTGTTCTTTTCTGTGAGCGAGGAGGTCTTTTCTTTGAACCACCTTTACCCGCCCAAAATACTTTGTTTGCCCAGTAAGCTGCTGAAGACTTGCCTTTACGAATATTCTTAGCATGTCTTGCTTTAAAGCTTTTTCTTGCTTCTGGACTGTAATTATGACCCATGCCTTGCGCTCCGAATCTAATTACTTTTATTTTACCACCAACTCTTACGGCTACTACAGCTTTCTTAGTTTTGTGGCCAGGAGTTCTCTTTGGTTTGTTCAACCCAGAGAGTCCTGCTCTTTTTAATCTAGCTTTTTCAGATTTGGTGAGTGCCATTCTTATCTCCTACGAGGTAATATTCTCCCACTTCCTTTTTTACTGAATCTTGCAGACTTAGGTTTTGTGGTTTTACCAAATCTTGGTCCGATACCTTTTGGTGCCGCACTGTATCTTAATCCACCTACGCTATAAGGGTCTTTTGTATTTACTAAAGTACCTGCTGCTGCATTCATATCTCTAGTAACCCCTCTCTTTAATTTATGTTTACGAATCTTCTGGGTATTGTGTACTCCAGTAGGTCCGCTTAAAAATGAACCTGTTCTTGCCATTTTTAGTCTCCTATGAGCTTTTTAAGTTGCTCATCTCGAAAGGTGCAACGTTTCATTGTTACATAATCTTTCAGTTTTTTGAGTTTTGCTAAGTTATGTCTTTTTTCGAGTACTGCCATAGCTACAGCTTTCTCAACCACTCCTAAATCACTACAAACTTCAAGTTTTTTCGCGACCATTCGTTTCGACATATTATCTCCTTTTTCGTGTTGTTTTTCTTTTTCGTTTAACAAAGGTAGAAACGTTTCTAGGCTTACCGCCTGGGTTACCTGCTCTTCTTTTGCGTGTTACTGCAGATCGTTTCTGCGCCGAAGTCATTCTACGGGCTTTACTAGCTGGTACACACTTGGGGTAGCCTCCCTTACTTCGTGCAGATTTTCTTCCACACGGAGGATGTCCGCCACCTTTTCTCTTACGAGAGATGTCTACCCAACCTTCTTTAAACCATTTAGTAAGTCCACCTTTAGGTTTCGCCATGGTCATGTTCTACATCACCACTTACTAAATAATTGGCTGCTTGAACAAGCTCATGTTCAGATACTGCTATCTTGTTTGTCCACCATGTTTCTAGAGACATTTCTTCTTTTCCTTCAAGACCGTCTAGAATCATTTGGCAATGTGACATAATTACTTTGCAACTTGTTATTGCAGAGGCAGCATCAGTATGCCCGCCTTTAACTATAATTTTTCCATCTTTTAATATTGCTCTCATTTATTTATCCCCTAATCCCAGGATTGCAAGGTACTTCGTAAGTTTCCCAAGCCTCTGTTGGTGCTTCATTTGCAAAGAAAAAACATTTTTCCCACTGTAAAGCATGAATTATTTTCATAAACCCGTCAGGTACTGTCGCACCCGTAGGTAGTTTAGTTGAAGTTGGTGAAAACCATATTTCGTTTACAACGTGTAGTTTTTCATACTCTGCCCATTTTCTTACTGCAGCTTCTAACTGTCTCCATGCACCACGATTAAGTTTTTCGTGTTGTAGTGCACTATTAAGATATGAGAAAGTTAATTTTAAGTTTTCTTCACTGTTTGAGAAAGAAGCGGCTGGTGCCATATGTCCTTTGTCCCATACATTCTTGTAATAATCTTTATCGTCAGAAGTGTGTACTCCTGGCTCTTTTTTAAAGTTCATACCTTTACGGTCTGCTGCTTTAACAGTATTGGCTCTGCCTAATGCATATGATACTTTTAGTGGTTGTTCTAAGTTTGTATCGTAAGTAACCTGATAGATACCTTTATCTATTTCTAGCACTTCTGCTTGAAGTGTAGTTGCTAATAGTAATAGTAGTAATCTCATTTATTTTCTTTTTCTCCCAGTACCCATACGATACCTTCCACCTTTGGCTTTGTAAGTTTTTACTAACCATCCATTAGCATATGCTGATGGATATACCTTAAACTTTCTCTTTGCTTGTGCTTTTACTCTAGCATAAAGAGTTGGGTTTGTAGGTACAGGACGTTTTTTAGCGGCCTTTCTTTTCCTTCTTACTGCCATATATCTCCTAAATGCACCGTGGGCGTTTCAGCCCACGATACCCCTGCAATGTTACTTGTCTTTGGCTTTCCCAACATTTAAGGCAAACCAGTCTACTAGTTTATAGACTTTCTTCATCCAACCATCGTCAATCGGTGTTGGAGTGATAGCTGCTATTAGAGAACAAATCATTACCACTGTAGGTAAGACTGCTATCCAAGCTGTTAACCATTCAAAGAATCCTAACATATTTATCTCCTTTTGTACTTTCCACCCCTCTTTTGGCGCTTACAGTACTGCTTTTGCGAAAAACCTTTAGGCCTTGCACAGTTTATCTTCCTTTTTCTACTTCTAGACCACTTGATCTTCATAGTTTAAAGGAATATCTTCTCCGAATAGTCTGGTCTTTTTCAACCATCCTATTCCAAAAGGTTGTTGACGTAAACGTTGCATTTTTACATTGCCAAGTCTGTCGCCCACTAACCTAAAGACTTTTTTACTTTCCCAATCTATGAGAAATAAACCATCAAAAGCACCTTCATTATTTTCAAACTTTTGTAACTGTTGTTGGTTTTTACCTACGTACGTTAACATGTGAGTTCTCCAATGGCCAGTAACGGAGTTTATTCCATCATTTACATTTGCTGTTTCAGCTGTAAAGTCAACAACTAGGTCATGTTTATGCCCATATATTACGACTGGTAATTTGTTGTTGTTGCCTGCAGAAGGCCAGTTTCTAGTATCCAGAGTTGTTTTTTTAATAGGTCTAAGATGAGCTCTGTGTTTTCTAAAATACTGTCTTAATTGTTTGATAGTTCTTTTCATAGTTTTAGTAAAGGGCGGATTGGAGACCCCTCGATTTATTTCCGTGTCATGAAATATATTCATGCAGTTTTGCTTAGTATAAGGTCATCCAATCCTAAACTTTGATCACCTCCTCAGGTTGTTACTTCTTGCGCTTTCTTTTTAAGAGAGCTTGTTGTAGTTTCTTAGGTAGTTTCTTTTGGGCAGCTGTTAAGCCTCCCATTGACTTCTTTTTCTTTCCGCCTTTTTTCTTTTTCTTTTTGCCTGAATGATACGGCATCTTTTTCTCCCTAAGTCCAACGAGGTGGCTCGTCTGGACACTCAGCCCATCTTAATTTAGTTTTGAGGGGCATAAAACACTGACATATCTTACAAGTCTTCCAAAACTTATTATAGTTTGGGCACTTCTGACATATCTTTAGTCGTTCTTCGTGTGTCTTTTTACTTTTCTGCATTAAGGATAATTACTCCCTTCATGCTCCAAAAGAATAACCATACTGTTAAGTCTTTTGGTTTTAATCTTTTTATGTTTGCAAACCACCATTCTTCGGGTCTACAAAGTACGTGATAATTTGTGCCATCTGGAAAACTTTTCTTTGCAGGGTTTACTGCAATATTAAAGCATACAGATTTTCTAGCATAATTAAAAATCTCTTTTAAAACTTTTTCATAATGTTGTTCAGGTATATGTTCCATTACATCGAAACATAGTACAGAATCAAACTTAACTCCAGGCTTTTCGCTAAACTCAGGAACTCCTGGGTCATAGCATACTGGTTCTGGAGAAATATAATTTCCTTGAGTCCAGTCTTTATGAATCTTATGTTCACTATACTGAAACCCTTTTCCTGAGCCATAATCTAAAATTGATTCAGGTCGTGTAGATAAGACAAAGTTTTTAACTTCTTGTCTTTTCTGCCATATTGCTTGACCCCACATTACACACTTTGTTGGGTGCGTGTGGTCAGCAGTGTAGAAGTCTATTATTTCTTCTTGAGTATACTTACAATAGCTCACTATCTTCTCGATCTTTTGGGGTTATGTGATTTCCTTTGTAAGTTACGTTTTCTTGCTAGTAACTTTTTTACTCTTGCAGATACTCCTGATACATTTTCTTCTTGCTCAGCTTTATCTACTGCCTTCTTTAAGGCTTCTTTTATTTCGTTAGCCATTTATATGCTTCATCCTTTGATACAAAGATTTCATGTGCGCCATCTCCTACTAAATGCCACATTCCTCTTTTTTCATAGAGTTCATATCCATCTAGAGAAGGTCTTTCTACCTTCTTTACTTTTGGTGATTTCACAACGTCTTTTTTATTATAATCTATTTCCATTTTTTCTCCTATGAGAGCATTGTAAATATAGTCAATGCTACTGTGGCTCCGCCGACGATTATTCCGCCACACGCAGATATAAGTATCATTTCTATTCTCTTGATACTTGCATCCATATCGTCAAAGCGGTTAAATGCAGTTTTCCATCGCTCCGCGCAGACTGCTTCGTGTTTGGCTAAATCGTTAGCTACTTGTTCGGCATCCATTGTTATTTCCCATAAACTTTTGTATTAAATACACGATAATTATATCAGAGAATGTAGCATATGTCAAGTACTATTTTCGTATGGTATAGATTTTTACAGGCTCTGACTTACCTTTAACAGTAACTTCGTCAAGAAACTCATACTCATAGCCTTCTACTAAACTGTGCTCAGATATAATTAAGTCAGCATCGTACTCTTTGCAACTAGATTCTAGCCTTGCAGCCAGATTAACCGCATCGCCAAGGACGCTGTAATCGAAACGAGTACTAGA